CTTGCCTGACGTATCGACATATCGTCCTAGCGCAGTGCGACTCTCGTCAATGACTGCACTGTAGGTCTTGAAGTCGTCGGCGCTGAGAATGCCGGCCTTTCGGAATTGCGAGAGCTTGGACTGCTGCTTGTCCAGCCTGTCGAGCGCGGCGACCGTTGGGTCGATTTGGCCGACAAGCTGCGCCAGGGCTGCCTGCTGCGCGCGGTAGGCGTCGCTCTTGAACGACTTGCCCGTTTTGGCGGAAGCGGTCGACAGCTTATCTTGTGACGCAGCCGCCCGCGCGCCTGCCTTGTCCAGATTGTCGAGCTGATCGGCGGCTTGTGTAACGCCGTCGGTCGTTACCTTGATGCCAAGGCTTGCGATGTCAGCCACGGTTCTCACCCATCGTTCGCATCGCCTCGCCCTCCATCACACGCAAGCACTCAAAGGTGTCCGGCCACAGCGCACGCGGAACGCCCACCAGTCGAAAGACGGCGGGCATCACGCTGTAGTCCAACCCGGTGGCGCCATTGACGCCGACGCGCCATTGCGTCGACATGGCGATAAACACGTTCACGGCCGGCAAGTTGTCCGGCCAGATGTCGACGGCATCATCAAGATCAGATGGCAGCAAACCGAAGGCGGAAAGCTCCGCCTCGGTTGGCTCTGCCTCATAGAGCTTGCGTGCCGCCGATGTCAGTTTTTTGCGCGCGCCCCGCGCAGCTCGTCAAGGTAGGTCTGCACGATCGCAAACCCGGCCCCGGCGTAGTTATTGCACAGCGTGGCGATGTTCTCGTCGGTGAACGCATCGTCGAGTTCCCAGCCGCTGGCCACCGCCCGCACCGTCTCCACGTCACCCTTGTCCGCATCCTCTTTCAGCCATGACATGACCTGTTCGCGGGTGCGGTGCTTGAAGGTGAACAACACCGGCGACGTGGCTGCGCCGGGCACCGGAATCGGAACCGGTGCCTGGAACGTGGGATCGGCGCAGAGCTTGAGCTTGGCCGCCATTACGCGGTGTACCGGACGGGATCGGAGTTCAGGAACGACAGCGTCGCCTTGCACGCCATCACCTCGTTTGCCGTCATGCTCGGGGTCTTGTCCAGCGAGACATAGGCGTTGTAGGTGATGATCGAGCTGTTCGCCAGGATGCACTTGATCGCGCGGCGATCGCGGTCATCGTTGGCGGTGCTGGCGAGCTGGTAGCCGGCCAGGGTCGGGTCGTCCGCGATGCTCAGGTCCAGGCCGGCCGCGCTCTTGGTGGTCGGGATGCGGGTTTCCTGGTCGTCCTCGACGAACTGGTACGTAGCGAACTGCTGCTCGCCGCCGCTGGTGCTCGTGGTCAGGATCTGCTGCAACTGCGTCCATCCGGTGACATCGCGCGCCGAACCGCCGCCAGCGCCGGCCGCATAGGCGACGGTCGAGGTGGTGTTGATGCCTTCCAGCTCGAATGTGTCGGTCGTGATGTTCGCAACGCGGACGATCTTGTTGTTAAGGCGCGACCACCCGCTCGTGATCTCGACGTAATCGCCGTTCGAGAAGCCGTGCGCGGTAGCGGAGGCGACGGCGGGGCTTGCATTGCTGATCGCGGTGATGGTCGCCGGCGTGCCGTAGCCCGACGCGATGTAGAACAGACTGCCATTGGGCAACTTGACTGCCATGATGATTCCTCGGTATTGAAGCCCGGCGAGCGGGCATAAAAAAAGCCCCTTGCGGGGCCGGACTTCTGCGCGGTTGCGCGGGACTTAGATCGTGTCGGCGCGGTACTGGAACGAAACCGGCACGATGAAATTCGTGGCGTCCTGCGCGCCTTGCGCGGCAGTGACAGGGGTGATGACTTGCAGCGTCAGGCCGGTGACGGTCACGCGCAGATTCAGCGGGAACAGGGCCGCCAGTTCATCGGCGATCGCCTCGACTGCGCCGGGCCCGGCATTGATCGGCGCCACGACGCTGACCTGATACACGCCCCGGTACGTGCGCCCCGCGCCGGCAAGGTCTGGACTGCTGGTGTTGGCCGGCAACAGGTAGACGCGCAGGTGGGCGCCAGCGGGCGGCGTGAATGGCACGTTCTCCCACGCGATCGGCAGCGCCGGCACGCGCGCAGCGGCCCACGTCGCCAGCCGCAACTCGATGGCCTTGCGGCAGAGCTTGTTACTCATTGGCAAGGCTCGCGGCAGCTTGGTCCACGAACGTCTGGAACTCGGCCACGCTCACGCGCACCATGCCGGCGGGTGCCTGCACGCCTGAATGGCCGTACTCGATCGGCAGCGCATAAGGCTGGCTGTTCATGATGAAGATGTCCTTGACGCCGTCGGCCTGGCCGATCTCGGCGCTGCCGCGGTTGACGGTCGCGCTGCCGTCTTTGTCGATGGCGTCGGTCGTCGACGTGTCCGGCGCCACCAGCGATACGTTCCAGTTCGCGCGTAGCCGCCCGCCGACGTAGCCCTTCGGCGGCTTGCTCTTCCACAGGTCGGGATTGCCCACCGGCGTCCGCATGACGGTAGCGGTCAGCAAGTCAATGCTCACCTTGCGCACCACGACGCGCACCTGCTCGGGCGCCTTCTTGGCAAAGGCCGCCAGCGAGGCGGTGAACGTCTCGCCGCTACTGGCCACGAAGCTGCGCCTCGAACAAGACCGGGATGCCGGCCGGGCTCACGGGTTTGACGGCGATCACGGTGTAGGTAACTGGCTGTACGTCAGGCACGTCTACGGGCCACACGAACGCATCGCCCTGCACCGGTGCGACACCCGGCGCGCAATACGCCTGCTGGTCGCCCTGCAGGATCAGCGTGCCGTCGATGTACTTCTGCGCGTAGGCGAACACGGCGGCGACGGTGGGTAGCACGTCGAACGTCGGGATGGTCTCGCCGGTCGCTGGATCGTATGCGCCTTCGATTGACCGATTGATCGTGCAGGCGGCGCCGAAGCGTTGCAGTAGCTTGGTGGCTGTTGCGGCGGTGGCGGGGTAGTTAAATTGCGACACGGGTCAGCTCGCCGGTCACTTTGAACATGAAGGTTGGCTCATAGTCGCGTATGAAAACCGACGACAAGAATATGCGCGCCGCTTCCAGCAACTCGCACACGGTGAACAACGGCTCAAGCCACGCACGGCGTGCCTCAACTGCTACGCCATCGCTATCAGCGAGCGACAGATAGACGGGGCAAAGCCAGAACCAGCCTTTGTGCGTCATCACCGGCATCACGCCCTCACCACCGCAATCTGCCCACCGCCGCGCACATACGCGGCCACCAGCGCATCAACCAGCGCATATCGCACGCCCTGCCGCGCGCCGTCGGCATAGACGACGGTGATTGGCCCGACGGTTTCCTGCTTCACCTGCGCCGCCTGGTCGGCCGCCAGATCGCCCGCAGAAGCGCGCACGGCCAGTTCGGCATTGGCGCGCTGGATGGCCATCGGCACCGAATCCGATGCGACCGTTACCCCATCGACCACGACGCACGCACGCGGCCAGCTCAGGGCCTGCGTGGTCGTTGCGCGTTCGCCGCGCCAGGCATAGGCCGCTTCGAGGTAGTCGGTCGAACGGCGCAGCGCCTGTTCTTTGCCCGCCGTGTCCAGAGCCGCCCACGCCACACCGCCACGCGCCGCGAAGTACGCGTCCGCATCGGCAACGGAAATGTAGGCTTCGGCATCAGCGACACCGGAGCCGTCCTCAACGACCAGGCTCACGCCTTAGTCCTCGACCCAACCGAGCGACTTGTGGTCGGCGACGCAGGTCGGGTGGACGCGCAGGCTTTCGCCGCCTTTGCGCATGGCCACCAGGCCGTCGTCAGTATTCTTGACGCGCTTCGGCTTGTCGGCCGGCGCACTGCTGTTCAAATCGGTGTCGTCGTTCATGCTCACCTCGCTCAAAAGAAAGCCGGGGGCCGAAGCCCCAGCGTTTCAACACATCAGCCTGCAAGCAGGGCGATGTGCTCCGACTTGATCGCCGCGCAGCCCCACGCCAAGCACACTTCGTACTTGACCTGGCGGTACTGGCGGTACACGCGCACTTCGAACGTCAGACCGCTGATCGGATCAGTCAGCATGATCGAGTCGTCGGCCGAGTCGCCGCCGGTCGGGACCGCAGGAGCGCGGGCCGCCAGAACGATGGCGCTGCGGGAGAAC